CTACCATGACTAAAACCATGCGTAAATTACCTAAACAAGCCGCTAAAATAAGCGGACCTCATAAAAATAAATAAATACAAACTAACCAATTAACAAACTAAAAATTAAAAACATGGCAAAATTTATTTCTATCAATGTAATTGATAACACAAACAGTGGTGTTGCTGGAGCTTCTCAATTTGGAGAAGGGGAACACCTAATCAATGTAGACAAAATCATTGAAATCACACAAACAGACGTAAGTACTTTAACAGTATTATTAGATTCACCAGTAGGTGCTGCTGATATTGTAACATTAGTTGCTTCTATTAAAGATTCAGGAGCTGCTGTAGGAGCTGGAAACATTCCAGTAACTCCAATTGGAGCACCTTTAAAAGAGGCTTTCAACTATTCACTTACTGCTAACCCAGGAGGTGTTAAGTCTAAATGTATTTTAGGATTTGATCAAGCTACTCCTAAAAACAGAATGTACTGGAGATCATTCGTACAAGCGTAATGAATAGAGGCTTAGGTGATAAAATAGAGTCTTTCACTAAAGCAACTGGTATTAAGAAAGTTGTTGATGCAGTGTCACAGGGTTTAAACATACCCTGTGGCTGCCAACAGCGTAAAGACAAATTAAATAAAATGTTTCCTGGAAAATAATGGCATTTAAACTAAACAACCCTCCGTATACTTATGACAGTACACCAATCTACAATGTAAACATGGAAGAAGGTGTGTTAGGTAAAGCCAATAATAATGGAACAATTATTATAAATAAAGATATTAAAGATCCTAAACAAATACAAGATGTTGTAAATCACGAGAATATTCACATCGATCAAATGAAACGAGGTGATTTAGACTATGACGATAACAATGTGTATTGGAAAGGAAAAAAATATTCACGATCTAAAATGCAAGAAGGCGCTAAAAACCTTCCGTGGGAAAAAGAAGCTTATGCCAAATCCTAAGAAAAAATTTAAAGACACAACAGTAGGTAAACTATTGTTTGGTGCCGCATCATTAGTTAATCCTGCTTTAGGTAGTGTACTAAGTGGTGTAACTTCACCTGCTGAGGCTATTGCTGCTATCGGTAAATCTGATGTAAGTGGTGAAGATAAAATAAAATTACAACAACTTATATTCGAACAACAAAATAAAGAAATGGAAGCCGTCACTTCAAGGTGGCAAGCTGATTCAATGTCAGATTCATGGCTTTCGAAAAACGTACGCCCTATGGTTTTAGTGTGGTGTATTGTTATATTTTCAATAGCAGGATTATTAGATAGTGTTGAATCGATACCATTTCACATAGGTGAATTATGGAATGATACATTTGAAAAAGTAATGATGGCTGTTGTTCTAGCATATTTTGGTGGACGCACGACAGAAAAGGCTACAAGTTTATTTAAAAAGTAAATAAAACCTGTAACTATATTAATAAATAATTAATCAATTAAATTAAATTAAAAATGGAAATTAAAAAAGACCAATTAGAAAAAATCCAAGGCTTTCAAAAAGACTTAAACAAGTTGTTAAACGAAGTAGGATTTTTAGAAGCCCAGAAAACCTCAGTATTAGGTAAGTTTCACGAAGTAAACAAAGAGACTGAAGACTTTAAAAAAGAGTTAGAAGAAGAGTATGGATCTATCAACATTAATTTAGAAGATGGAACATATACTCCAATTGAAAAAGAAGAGGATAAAAAGGAATAATGTCATCTGTAATTAGAAAGATAAGTATTGGTTCTGACTATAAAACTGATGCTATGCACTACTCGTTAGGGCAGTCAGTATATGGTGGGCATACAATATCACATATACTTTCTGATAAAACAGATAATTCCTATAATATCTACATCAAAAAACGAGACGAAGTATTGCCGTGGAAGAAGTTTAATTCTAACATGGCAATATCAGTTGAGTATGATTTAGAATATTAGTGAAAAGTTTATTTGACTTTATCGTTGAGCCAGTTGGCCAGCGATATAATAATGATGTTAAAGTAGGTGACAAAAGCCTTATAATTAACACACAAGTAGAAACTTTTAAATCCGTAAATAATATAGCTAAAGTTATAGAAACACCTTTGTCGTTTAAAACTGATATTAAAAAAGGTGATTTAATAATGATTCACCATAATGTTTTTAGAAGATGGTATAATGTAAGAGGTGAAGAAAAGAATAGTAAGTCTTATTTTAAAGATGGTTTATATTTTGTTCAGTTAGATCAAGTGTATTTATATAAAAGAAAGGATAAATGGCAAACTATTAATGATAGATGCTTTATAAGTCCAATCAAAAGTAATGACAATACAGTGTCTGATCAAGAGCAATATCTTATTGGTATATTAAAATACGGTAATAGTGCGTTAGAAGTGTTAGGAATCAACGAGGGAGACCTTGTAGGTTATACACCTAATGGAGAATATGACTTTGTCGTTGATGGCAAACGTCTTTATTGTATGAAATCAAATGATATTGTAATTAAGCATGAACGTCAAGGAAACGAAGAAGAATATAATCCACGCTGGGCACATAGCAGTTGAAGAATTAATTAAAGTAGCTAAAGAAGCTATTGTAGATTCTGATGACGATATATCCGCTGATAGATTAAAGAACGCTGCTGCAACTAAAAAGTTAGCTATATTTGATGCTTTTGAAATACTAAACCGTATTAAAGAAGAAGAGGATATGATAAATGAAAAACCAAAAGAAGAGGTTAAAGCTAAAGCTTTTGGAGGTTTTGCAGAAAGAAGATCTAAGTAATGTACGAGCAAACTTTATACAAAGTAATCGATCACATAAAACCACATGTTATAAAAAGATTAAACAAATCTAAGAAGTGGGATTATGGTTACAACAAAGAACATGATGTAGTTGTTATATCTAAAACTGGTCAGATCGGTGAAGTGTATGAAATACAAAATCTTAAAATAGCATTACCAAAAGAAAACGAAGTTTTCACTGAGGCTGACAAATGGCAAACACACGAGTACCCAAAAACATTAGCTAAGATTAAAACAATATTTGACTGGAAACAATATCCGGATGATTTTAAAGAAAAATGGTATGCATATATTGATAGAGAATTTGCCAGGCGCCACGAAGGTTATTGGTTTACTAACAAGGGTAAAGCTACTTATATTACTGGTACTCATTACATGTACCTGCAGTGGTCCAAGATTGATGTTGGGCAAGCAGACTTTCGAGAAGCAAACAGATTATTCTTTATATTCTGGGAAGCTTGCAAAGCAGATACACGCTGCTACGGAATGTGCTACCTCAAAAACAGACGGTCTGGTTTTTCATTCATGGCATCTGGCGAAACAGTCAACCTTGCCACTATCTCTAGTGATGCTAGATACGGTGTCCTTTCAAAATCAGGGGCTGATGCGAAGAAAATGTTTACCGATAAAATCGTACCCATTTCCGTCAACTACCCGTTTTTCTTCAAGCCAATTCAAGACGGTATGGATCGACCGAAAACAGAACTTGCATACAGAGTTCCTGCTAGCAGATTTACAAGACGTAAACTAGATAGCAACGAACAATTAGAAGAACTAGAAGGATTAGATACAACTATTGACTGGAAAAATACAGGAGATAACAGTTATGATGGTGAAAAATTAAAACTACTTGTACACGATGAATCAGGTAAGTGGGAAAAACCTGACAATATATTAAACAACTGGAGGGTTACAAAAACTTGTTTACGATTAGGTTCTAGAATTATAGGTAAGTGTATGATGGGTTCAACGTCAAATGCTTTAGATAAAGGAGGTAGAAATTATAAAAAATTATATGATGACTCAGACGTTACCAGAAGAAACCGCAATGGGCAGACTAGCTCGGGATTATATAGCTTGTTCATTCCTATGGAGTGGAATTACGAAGGATACATTGATTCTTATGGATTACCTGTCTTTGAGACACCCAAAGAAAAAAAGACGGGACCTGATGGCTTCCCGATTGAAATAGGTGTAATAGAACACTGGGAGAATGAAGTAGATGGTCTTAAGGACGATCCTGATGCACTTAATGAATTATATAGACAATTTCCACGTACTGAGAAACATGCATTCAGAGATGAAACAAAACAATCACTGTTTAATCTTACAAAGATCTATGAACAAATAGATTACAATGAAGATTTAAAACACTCTAACGTTGTTACACAGGGTAATTTTCAGTGGGAAGGTGGGATTAAAGATACAAGCGTTATGTTTGTTCCAAGTAATCAAGGTAGGTTTTACGTTTCATGGGTGCCAAATAAAGATCAACAAAATAGAGTTCTTATAAAAAATGGTAGAAAGTTTCCTGGCAATGATCATATGGGTGCTTTCGGTTGTGACAGTTATGATATATCAGGAACTGTAGATGGTAGAGGATCTAAGGGATCATTACATGGTTTAACTAAGTTTAGCATGGAAGATGCTCCGCCTAACTTATTATTTTTAGAATATATAGCTAGACCTCAGACTGCTGAAATATTTTTTGAAGATGTACTTATGGCTTGTGTATTTTACGGTATGCCTATACTTGCAGAGAATAACAAACCTAGATTATTATATCATTTTAAAAGAAGAGGTTATAGAGGTTACTCTATGAACAGACCAGATAAAACAATGCATAAATTATCTGTAACAGAAAAAGAAATAGGTGGTATACCTAATTCAAGTGAAGATGTTAAACAAGCACATGCTGCTGCTATTGAAGCTTATATAGAGATGTTTATTGGATATAACAATGAACAGTATGGAACAATGTATTTTCAACGTACATTAGAAGATTGGGCTGCTTTTGATATAAACAATAGAACAAAACATGATGCATCAATAAGCTCTGGTCTAGCGATTATGGCTTGCAATAAAAACAAATATAGACCCGTTGCCGAGGTTATAAAACAACCTGTAAATTTAAACTTTTCTAAGTATGACAATAGAGGCAATGAATCAAAAATAATTAATAGATGAAATTAAACACTGGTGTTAATAGTGCGTTTCCCGATCAGATGGTATCTGAGGAGGAAAAGAAATCTTTAGAATATGGTTTGCTAGTTGGTCAAGCTATTGAGTATGAATGGTTTAGAGGTGGTAGAGTGAACGGTAGTAGATGGAATACAGGTTATCAACAGTTTCATCATTTAAGATTATACGCTCGTGGTGAGCAGAGTGTGCAAAAATATAAAGATGAATTATCTATTAATGGTGATTTGTCTTATTTAAATTTAGACTGGAAGCCAGTGCCTATAATACCTAAGTTTGTAGATATAGTTGTAAATGGTATTGCTGCTAAAGATTATGATTTAAAAGCTTATGCTCAAGATCCCTTTTCTTTAAAACAAAGAACAGATTATGTAGGTGGTATATATAGAGATATGATGGCTCAAGATTATTTGAATAAAATAAAAGAAACAACAGGCATTGATTTATATAATTCAAATCCTAAAACACTACCACAGTCTAAAGAAGAGTTAGAAATACACATGCAATTAAACTATAAACAATCTGTAGAAGTTGCTGAAGAAGAAGCTATAAATAATACATTAGCCTTTAATAAATATCAATTAACTAATAAAAGAACTATAGAAGATATAGTTACAATAGGAATTGGAGCCGTTAAAACAACTTTTAATAAATCAGAAGGTGTTGTAGTTGATTATGTTGATCCAGCTAATTTAGTTTATTCTTACACTAATGATCCTAATTTTGAAGATATATATTATGTTGGTGAAATAAAGTCTATGACTTTAGCTGAAATTAAAAAGAAATTTCCATATCTTACAAGTGAAGAATTAGAAAAAATGGTTAAATACCCT